GAGTTCCGCTTCCATCATTACCACTATCATCGAGCCAGCGCCACGGCTGGGCTACGCCGTTGGCATCAAGACCAGCATCGGTCAGCCAGGTCCAGAGCACGCCGCCCTTCTCGTTATCTTCCGCCGTAAAGCGATATGTCAGGCCGTTGCGGGCTACCTCTGCCGAAGTGATCAGCCATTCGCCATCGCGCGGCGCACCAGTGAAATCGACATCCAAATAATGCCGTATCTGCACGACCGATCCGGTCCACACGTTTGTAGCATCTTTAGCCGAAAGATCGAACGTAATTTCTTTTCGCACATCAGAAAAACGATCGAGATAGTTTTGTGCGAGGGAATTAGCGATTGCTTGTGTGTTGATAAATCGGCAGAACAATTCTCTGATCTGCGGTTCACCGCCGTACTGCACTTGCTTGAGGACATCGATGTAAACCGAAACGCGAGAATAGTTGCTTTTCTCGGTCACACTCGGGATTGGCGTGCGTTGTAGATAATAAACGTGCGTTTGCGATGCACGCTCTTCCGGCTTTTCTTCAATCGTGAAACTACCGGCAATAATCGCATCGTCGTCAGTCAAAACGATAGGAGACGGCTGCGGCCTCACTGGCTCCATGAGAATCTTTTGGACGCGTTCGTCCCACCACAAATTCGATATGGCTTGGAGGCACACCTCGGCTAGAAGTTCTTCGATTTTGTCTGGGTCAGTAATCCATGCTGTGAAATTATAATCGGGTCGATATGTGGTCTTTGCTGTAGCCCAATCTGCGAAGTTGATGTACTTCGTGGGAATGCCGCCCCAATTGACAAGAAGGTCATAAAGGATTTCGTGGAATGGCGTGGCGTTGTAATAAAGCACACGCTGCACGCGGTCGTTCTGACTTTGAGCCGCTGCCGTTGTTCCTGCCAAGCCTCGTGTAAGTCCATCAAAATAGATGTTTCCGCCAGTCGTCTCATAACGCTGGGCATATTGGATCACCTCGCTGTTGATCCTGACATATCCAGTTGCAGGATAGTCGCTCAAGGTTGCGCCAGCCACGGTCATGGCCGTTGCTACGTTCGTGATGTTTGCTGCGAGTTCTCCACGGCTCAGATACGGTGCCGTCAAGTTGGTGTCGGTGATCTTTCGCAGGATGTCCTTGGCCGTAATCGAAACGCCATTGCGACCAGCGTCGATTTTCTCAATCACATATTCCCGCTGCGTCATGACCGAAAGCGGTTCGCCTATCAGCCCCTCGTAGATGTTGAGCGTATATCCGATGTGATACGGATTGCGGGCAAGCCACTTGCTCCAGAAGCTGCCGATCTGGTCTGGATCATAAGACCTCGTGGAGACGTAAGGATCGGTGCCTACGTCATTCCAAGGGAAGTCTTTGATACGGACATTACTCACGGCGCGATAGCCTAGCGGGCTTTTATTACGCGATCCAGAGGCCACGTTGAGGACGGTCGGAGCCGTCTGATAGTTCTGCATTGCCGGGATAGCGAGTGCGGGCTGGTAAATGTAATCAATCAGGAACGGATCGCCCGCTTCCGTGGTGAGCGTGTTGCCATTCTCGGTCAGCAGATTGGTGTTGTTGTCCTGCCACTCGTATACGTCATCGTTGACAAACCGCAGCGTCAGTGACTTGCTCAGATCAAGAGCCGATAGGAACTTGCAAGTCTTGTCTGTGTTCCAACAGGCATCGCCAGTCGCATTGCAAGGCGAGACGCCGAACGTGCGGGAGCAGAGCGGCTGGATTATCTCGACAATCTCGACGGGGCGCGCTGCAAAGGTCATCAGTAATATCCCGTGACGCCGAGGCTGACAGAGCGATAAGCCTTGATGCCCATATTCACTGGTTCAACGTCTCGGTCGGTCCAGACGAAGCCAACATCGGTTGTGATCTTGGACGGATTGCCAGCGATGCAGAATGGATGCAATGGCAACGTCTTTGCGAACGGCTCGAAGTAGGTATCGTACCAAGCCGTTGTCAGATATTCCCAATCGTAAGATGTGGTAACGGCGCGCCTTTTGATGATGCGCCCTAGCCATTGGCCGGTTTCAGAGAACTGTTGCTGTGCTTCCGTGACGCGGTTCAAATTGAGCGGCCTATGGCCTCCGTAAATCGGAATCGGCATTTGCAATGCAGCGCCCGCACGAATGATGCCGATGGCAATGTCTGTGCCATCATTCACGTTCACTCGCACTTCGCGTACGGTGTATAGTGCTCCAGCGTTGTTAAAGAATGCTGCAATGGTCGAATTGTCGGTTGGCGAGATCGTCGCACGAGTTGTGTGACCACCTCCGACTGTTGCCGCCGTAGAGATTGTCACCACCTTGCCAGATAGGTTATGCGCTGCGATAAAAACGCAATCGATAGATACGTCTGCCGCTGCCACAAGAGTCCAGTTATTCGAGCCTGGCGCAAGCTCCCACCGCTGCGATGTGTAGTCATTGGCAGCATAAGCCGGATTGGTTCCATCACCAGAGACAGTGCCGGTTATCATGTCCCACAAGATGCGGGCATGGTTTAGCGGCTCATTCGTGGAGACGGTATATCCGGCTGTGCTTATGGTCACGGCGTTCCTGCCATTTCAATCCAGTTGGTCCCGTCACAAACAAGCAATGCCCATGCGCCATCGGTGTTTGGCAAAATAGGAGTGCTAGCTCCTCCGCCTTCGCGCGGGACTACATTGCCAGATGCCGACACAACTGTCTGAGCCTGTGTGGTAGAAATCACGAGAATGCGGCCTGTATTGCTTGCAGGTGTCGGAAGCGTGAGCGTGTTTGATGACCCCGTGCGGTTGCTTATGATGAATGTCACGCCAGCCGCAACCGTGTAATCTGTCGTGACAGTCACCGGAGCAGCAAGGGCAAACGATCCGTTGACTTGCAGCTTCGCCGTTGGCGTTGCCGTGCCGATGCCCACGCGATCAGTGGATGCGTCTACGAAAACAAGGTTGGCGTCTGTGTCGCCTTCGATGCGTTGGTCTACATCAGCGCCAGCATCGTTGAAGACGTTTGCCCCTGCGAATGATGCAGCCGGAACATTCTGAAACAACTCCGCGCGCGTCTGCTTCTTGGTCTCGGGGACGCTTGTGTCCACCACCACATAAAGGTCATCCGTGGCCGTGTTGGCCCCGGTCAGTGCTGATAGTGCTGAAATTTTGATGTCAGGCACAGGCTGTCTCCTTATTTATCTCAAGTGCAACATCAATAGGCCAGTTAAGGCCGTATATGCGCTGGCGTACCGTGCTTGACTTTAGGTTCTTATATGCGATCCATTTTTCAAGCGTGCGTGTTTCTCCATTTATAGTAATTAGTCGGCTTGAACGCCTGTTGTTTGCCTGTTCCTTCTTGTCTGCCCATTTGCAATTTTCAGGGCTGTATCCGCGATTGTTATCAATTCTCTCTAACCCCAATCCAGGCTGATAACTGCCTACCATATCCTGATAGAAATTCTCAAGAATGTTCCATCTTTCACAAAGCGTGATCCCGCGAGCACCATAGTTCTTAAAGTGACAATGATCTGGGTTACTTGTGCGGTGCTTCACGCCATACCAAATGTTGCGAAGCCGCTGAAAGTGTGGCCTTTCCAACAACGATGTCGGCAATGCTTTATGCGTCCGTCCCATCAGGCTATCACTCCGCGAATTGTGCCGCCGTTGCGCTGCGTGCTGTTAAGCTGGTCGATGAACTGTCTGGCGAACTTCTCGCCAAAGCCCATTGGATCATTCATCATTGTAAACTGGAACGTGGTCGTTGGCGATGCCGCTGCCGGGGCTGCGGACGCACCACCGCCGCCGCCTCGACGGCCACCACCGCCACCTCCACCACCACCGCCGCCGCCGCCTTCCGAGACGCCCTTGATAGCCGCCACGGCACTCATGCCCTTGGCAAAAACAAGAGCATAAGCAGCAAACTTGTCAGCAGGAGTAAGGCCAACCTTCATTGCGTCAACGGCTGCTACAATTGTGGAAACAATGGCCTGTGCTGCTCCCATAGCTTTGGATACTTTAAGGAACTTTTTCCCGCCCGCTTGAGCTGCCGCTTGAAGTGATGCAAAACCATCTTGAACACTTGTAAGGTCATCTTTGACCTGCATCAATCGAATGTTGTGTAGATCAGCAGAATGTTGCTCCGCACGCTGCCGCATTAGTTCTTTGAACTCTGCGTCTAGTTCATCCTTGCCTGTCAAATGCCCGCGAAGCAGTTCCATATCTGCTGCATATTCAGCTTCAAGGATTTCTCGTTCAGACTTAAAGCCTTCGCGGATCGATTCAAGCCTAGCCATATAGAATGCGTCCACCTCTTGCGATGGCGAAACGCCTGGGACTACAGGACCGTTACCTTCTTTAGAAACTTCGCCATCTTTTCCGGGGATCGCCGGAATGAAAGCGCCAGCATTTGACTTCTCGACCATCGCACGAGCCGCAGAAAGGTCGGCTTGAAGACCTGATAAGTCTATCCCAATTGCGTCAGAAATCTGCTTCCCGAATTCTGCCATTCCTGGCACCATGTCTTGAGCAGTCTGATAAACGAAATCTAAACCCTTCTTGAGTTCATCTACGCTGTCGGTGGCGATTGCAATGCCAGCCGCTAGTGTAATGAATCCGACAAGACCAATCTTCTTGGCGGCGTTAAATGCCGTCATTGTTATGGTCGCGGCTTTTACTGCTTGTGCAAACGCCACGAAGCCAGACGCAGCGCCAAACAAATAGCGCGTAAAGATTACAAGTCCAATCCCTTTGATCATTTCACCAAGAAGGCCAAGGTTGTCTTTCACAACAATGACTGCGCGTGACACACCTTGCAGAATTTGACCAGCAGCCTCTCCCGCAGACTTAAAGCTATCAGTCGATTGTGCGCTATTAACTAATGCCTCAGATACACCGACCAAGGCTGGCGTCATGCCTGTGGTAAAACTTTGCACGGCCCCAGCAACATATTGCTGAAGCCTAGTAATATTGTCGTTAAATTGTTCTGCACCTGAGGCTGCTTCTTGCGAAACAACTACGCCAAACATTCGTGCCTGATTAGTCATTTCGGCAATGCTTGCGGCACCACCGTTCAGAAGTGGAATTAAATCAAGACCAGAACGGCCAAACAATTCCAATGCCCACTGCGATTTTTGCACGCCATCGGGCATCATGGCGAACTTGTCGGCGACATCCATCAGCACTTCGTTAGTGCCGCGCATTGTTCCGTCATTATTACGAAGAGAGACGCCGAACGCTTGGAAACTCTCAGCACTATCACCCATTTTGCGGGCCATGATGCCAAGAGAACTTTGCAGTTGCTCGATAGACAAGTCAGACAATTTGGCTGCGTAATTTAAGCCAGACAACTCTTCAGTTGTCATGCCAACTTTCTGTGCTACCTTCCCAATGTTGTCAGCATAATTAAGTGCAGCCTTACCAGCCGCGACAAACACACCAGCGGAAAGCGCACCGGCAATTCCAGCCGCAGCGCCCTTCGCAAACCTGGTTAATGAACTTTCTGCCTTGCCTAGTGCTCGATCAAGGCCAGACGAATTGCCGGTGATGTTGACTTCGATTCCGCTAACTTGAGCCATGCAACAGTTCCTTTAATTCCTCTACATCGGCCCTAGTCAGTTTCCCGGCGTATGTTTCGCCTGGCTCTTTCGGCTTCTTCAACTCGTATTCCAACCACCACTCGGGAATGGTCATCTCCCAGAACTCGCTAGGCTGAATTCCCCATTCCCTCGCCCATAGATACATCCCGTTCCAGTCTAGTTCTCCATACTCTCCATGATCTTCGCCCTCGCCTTCGACTGGCTTTCGGTCTGGGCGTCTGGATTTTTTGACTTGTCTTCAGTCGGAGAGAACGATGTGAGCACAAGGCTGATCAAGGAAGTGATGCTCTCCTGATCGCCCGTTACAAGTTCCTCATAGACTTGTTCGTCCGTGACCTTGGCACCTGCCGACTGCAACATCTTGGACAGAACAAAAGCGATGTGACTGACAGGCGGGCGACCTTGGCTTGTGCGAACGGCGATGTCCGTGAAGGATATGTCGCCCATCTCGATGGATCGCATCAGCTTCATGGAAGGGACGAAGCGATATTCTTCACCCTTCCACTTGATTGTTAGCTCCCGAAAGATTGCCATGATTACGAGGCCGTGAACGTAATCGTGCCAGAGGACTGGATCGAAGCCGTGAAGGTCGTGGCGTCTGCCTGTTCGCCGGTGACGGCAAAGCTTGCGAGGAAGAAATTGCCGGTGAACGATCCAAGGCCAAGCAGTTCGATGGTGTAGGCTTCGAGCAGCGCCGAGGCGGTGCCGACTGCCAGCGCCAGGAAGGTGGTGTCCTCAAGGATGCCTTGGACTTCGGCATCGATGG